CTGATGCGTTTGTGTTTCGTCGTTCTCAGTTGGTGCGGGCTCAGAAGTGGGGTAAGTCTCCGCTGATTTCTGCGTTTGTGTGTGCTGAGGCTGTTGGGCCGGTGTTGTTTGCTGGTTGGGCTTTGGGGGGCGAAACGTATGACTGTGCCGAGAATGGTTGTTTCTGCGGTTGGGTGTATGAGTACGAAAAGGGCGAACCGATGGGTCGCCCGTGGGCTACTCCGCTTATCCAGATCACTGCTACGTCTGAGGATCAGACCGATAACACGTATGACGTTCTGCGTCCGATGATCAAGCTTGGGCCGTTGGGTGATTTGATCCCGAAGACGGGTGAAGAGTTCATTCGGCTGCCGAACGATGGCCGCATTGATGTTGTTACTTCAAAAGGTAACTCGCGTCTTGGTCAGCGTGTGACGTTTGTTGTTCAGGATGAGACTGGTCTTTGGCTTCGGTCGAATGGCGGTCACAACTTGGCAAAGAAGCAACGTCAGGGTTTGGCTGGCATGGGTGGTCGCGCAATCGAGACCACGAATGCTTGGGACCCGGCTGCGGATTCTGTTGCGCAGCGAACGTTCGAGTCGTTGGCGAAGGATGTGCAGCGCGATTTCCGGCAGCCGTTGCCGAATTTGAGTTTCAAGAATAAGGCTGAGCGTCGGAAGATTTTTCTCTTCAACTATGCGGGTGCACCTTGGGTGTCTGTTGACACTATCGAGGGTGAAGCTGCGGAGATGATGGAGAAAGATCCGGCTGATGCTGAGCGTTTCTTTGGTAACCGTTTGGTGGCTGGTGCTGGCAAGTGGGTTACGCATGATGAGTGGGATGCGAAGAAGTCTCCGCGTGAGGTTCCTAAGGGTTCCGCCGTGGTGCTCGGTATGGACTTGTCGAACAATAACGACTGGACGGGTATTCGCCTCGAGACTGAGGATGGGTATCAGTTCACTCCACAGTATGAAGTTGGTGGGGAGTTGCGTTCGACAGTGTGGGATCCGGCGAACTTTGGTGGGTTTATTCCGCGTGGTGAGGTTCGTGCCGCGGTCGATTTCATTGAGACGCATTACCGGGTTGTTCGTGGCTATGTTGACCCTGCTGGGTCGGCTATGGGTGCGGTTGATTCGGGTGCGTTGGATGATGACGATTCGTGGCGTAACGAGCTCGCTGAGTGGGCGGCTAAGTATGGGTCGAAGAAGTATGTGCAGTGGTCTTGCGCACGCCTAACCCCGATGCACGCTTCACTTGAGCAGTTCCGTTCCGCGATCCGCAATCCGTCTTCTACGTTCACGCATGACGGCGACGAGGTTACTCGGTCACACATTACGAACGCGGTGATGGTTGCTAAGACTGGTGGCCGTTACGTGTTGGGCAAGCCGCATGGTGCTGATCATCAAAAGATTGACCAGGCGATGTCGTCTGACCTTGCACATGAGGCGGCGATGGATGCTTTGGCTGATGGTGACTTTGCTGCTCCGTCTGAGATGTTGATTTATATGTAGGGCTTCCAGATTGGGGGCTCTTTTTTTGTGCCCTGATTTGGGAGGCTGAGTATGGATAACGCTGAAGCGTTGCGGTTGGTGCAGCGGATCTATACCCGTTTGAATGCACGCCGTCCTGAGATTGAGACTCTTGAGAACTATGTAGCTGGTATGCAGCCGCTGTCATTCGCTACTGCTGAGTGGCGGAAGGCGAATTCGCAGCGTTATGCGGGTTTTGCTGATAACTGGGCTGCTCCTGTGGTGAATGCTGAGGCTGAGCGTATCCGTTATACGGGTATGAACTTGGGTGAGGATTCTTCCGCGGCTTCTAAGTCTCTTCATCAGCATTGGGTGCGTAACGATGGTGAAGCTCAGTCAGCTCAGGGGTTTCAGACCTCGCTTACCTCTAAGCGGTCGTTTGCGATCGTCTGGGGCGACACGTCTACGGATGAGCCCTTGCTGACGTGGGAGCACCCGTCGAATGTGGAGATCGAGTACGACTTCGAGAACCCTCGCATTCGTAAGGCTGCCCTAAAGACGTGGGTTGACGAGGAAAACGAATACGCGACCCTCTTCACTGCTGATTGGGTGTTCAAGTACAAGCGTTCGCGCAACTCGGATGTGAACGAGCGTGACTCTCAGGCCGAACAGGGCAAGTCTGCGTTCTATGCGGACGGTGGCTGGGTCACTCGCGAGGTTTCGGGCGAACCATGGCCGCTGGTAAACCCGATGGGTGTTGTGCCGGTGGTGGAGTTCCCGAACCGGCCAACGCTGAAGGGTGATCCGGTTTCGGAGATCGCCGGCGTTATTCCGATGCAGGATTTCGTGAACCTGATGTGGGCTTATCTGATGTTGGCGGCTGATTATGCGTCGATGCCCGCGCGCGTTGTTATGGGCGCGGCTCCGCCTCAAGTCCCAGTCCTCGACAAAGACGGAAAGCAAACCGGCACCAAAGCTGTCGATATGAAGGAACTCTCCGAGCGAAGACTCTTTTATGTTGATGGGGAAAAGCCAAGCATCGGTTCGTGGGAGGCCGCGAAGCTGGATGTTTTCACGGATGTTATTGATGTTGCTGTGGGGCATATCGCCTCGCAGACTCGCACACCGCCTACTTACCTTGTTTCCAAAACGGGTATGTCGAACGTGAACGGCGAAGGGCTGAAGGCTTCTGAGATTGGTTTGAACAAGAAGGTGCTCGAGTTTGAGACTTTCGCTAGTTCTGCCATGCGTGAAGTCAACCGCCTTATTGCGTTGGCGTCTGGTGATGACAAGTTGGCGGGGTTGGTCTCTTACGGGACGGTCACGTGGATGAATCCCGAGATCCGTTCCGAGGCACAGCTCGCAGACATGATGGTGAAACTCAAGTCGATCGGCTACCCCCTCGAATTTCTGATGGAGCTGCGCGGTGAGTCCACTTTGGACATTCCGCGCATCCTGGCGATGTCGAAGAAGGAACAAGAGCTAGATCCGATCGTTCAGGCTGGGCGCGCATTCGCGGAGGTAAATAATGATCCCGAAAGCAGCGGAAGCGCACTATAAGACTGAACAGCGTGTAGCGGTTGCAGCGTCTAAGGCTATTGCGTCGCTGTGGTCGCGCATGGGGCCCGATTTTGATGCGTCGTGGGCTGGGTTGCAGGCACCGATTGTTGGTGTGTTGACTGCGGCTCAGCTTGCGGCTGCTACTGAGGGTTCTCGTTATGTGTCGCGTGTGTTGGCTGAGACTCGGCAGGTTGATTTGCCTGTTGGTGATGTTGTGCCGGCTGCGTTTGCTGGTCGGGCCGCGAATGGGTTGGCCTTGGAAGAAGTCACTTATAACTCTGTGTTGCGGACTAAGCACCGCATCAAGGAGGGTGACACGGTTGCGAATGCGTTGAAGGCTGGCGGTTCGTACCTGTCGATGGTGGCACTGTCAGAGATTGCTGATGCTGGGCGCAATGCTGCCGCGGCGGGGATGTCTGCGCGTCCGTCTGTGGCGGGTTATGTGCGGATGCTCAACACTCCCTCGTGTGTGCGTTGCGTGATCCTGGCGGGTAAGTGGTACCGGTGGAATACGGGTTTTCAGCGTCACCCTCGGTGCGATTGCCGCCATATTCCTGCTGCGGAAAGTCTTGCGGGCGATATGTCCACCGACCCTTACGCCTACTTCAATTCTCTATCTAAAGAGGAACAGAACAAGTTGTGGGGCTTCAATGATGCTCGTGCTGTTCGTGATGGTGGCGACATTTACCGTGTGACGAATATTCGTACTCGAGGTTTGGGTACGGCGAAGTCGAACGCACGTTATGGCACACCGTCACGGTTCACCATTGACGACATCTATTCCCAGGCGGGTACACGTCCTCGCGCTATTGCGTGGATGCGTGACGAGGGTTACATCACTGGTGCTCAAGTTGGTGGCGGGAACCTGATTGGTATGCGTGAGGGCTTTGGTGCTCTTGGTCGTGGTGGTACTCGGAAGGGTGCTTCTGCTGCGGTAACTGAGGCTCGGCTTACTGGTGTTCGTGATCCGTTGAACCGTTACACGATGACTGCTGCTGAGCGTCGTCTTTATGATGCGGATTTGATGATGCAGACGGTTCGTTCTGGTCGCAATCCGTGGCTGAAGCGTCAACCGTTGACTTCTGCGGATCGTGAGTTGGCTGACCAGATTATGTCTCGTCAGTTGAATGATCTGGTGAATCAGCCTGCGTCGGTGAATGAGCTGGCCCGCAAGTTGGGTTTGATCCTCTAGAACACACGTTCGGAACTCGCCCTATGCGGCACCCGAAAAGTCGATTAATCGGATAACCCCAGAACGGTACCCAACTCGCTCAGATCGCCACCTGTGGCCGCTGAGAGGGTGCCTTTGGTGTGCCATCGAACACACTTTCTAATCTTCCCCATTCTTTTGGTGGGGATTCCGCAACGCAATGTTGCACAACCATTTTGGAGCAATTCCTAATGTCAGAACAAATCATTACCGAGCCCGCAACGGATTCGGAAGAAGAAGCAACAGAAACAGTCGAAGAGTCGGAAGAGACCGTTGAGGAAGAGAAGCCTCTAGGTGATGCCGGCCAAAAAGCTCTTGACGCAATGAAGGCTGAGCGGAAAGCGGCACGCGAAGAAAGTCGTGCGCTGAAAGCTGAGCTCGAAAAGTTCAAGAGCGAAGCAGCACTAAAGGATAAGCCTGCCGAAGAGCAAGCACTGGAAGCCGCAAGGGCTGAAGCGCGAGCTGAAGCAAACGGAAAAGCAAACGAGCGCATTCTGCGTTCCGAGCTCAAAGCCGCTGCTACCGGCAAGATGGCCGATCCCACAGATGCCGCACTGTATCTGGATCTGTCCACGTTCGATGTGAGCGATGACGGTGATGTTGATTCTGACGCGCTTGCAGAAGCAATCGCAGACCTGATTGCCCGTAAGCCTCATCTGGCTGCGGGTAAGCCGAACCGTTTTGACGGTGGCGCAGATCAGGGCGCGAAGGGTAAGGACTCAAAACCTGCCCAGCTCACGCAAGCCGATCTCGCACGGATGTCCCCTGCGGAGATTGTGAAAGCTCAAAACGCTGGGCAACTAGATCAGTTGTCTGGGCGCTAACTACTAACAAGAAAGGCCACTAATGGCTATCACGAAGTTTATTCCCGAGGTTTGGAACGCAAACCTCCTGACCTCACTCGATAAGGCGCTTGTATTCGGTTCCAATGGAATTGTCAACCGCGACTATGAGGGCGACATCAGTGCATTCGGTGACACCGTTCACATTACGTCGTTCGGTGACCCGACCATTTCGGATTACGCCACGAACACTGATCTGGCCGCACCCGAAACGCTGACCGACACTGAACAGCTTCTCATCATCGACCAGCAGAAGGCGTTCAACTTCCAGATTGACGATGTTGACGACGCGCAGGTTCGCGACGGTGGCAAGGTTATGAAGGATGCAACACAGAGCGCCGCTTATGGTCTCCGTGATGTTGCCGACCGTCACCTTGCGTCGAAGATTGCTCTTGGTGCGGGTAACTCGCTTGGTCTGATCGATGGCACGACCGCATCCAACGTTTACGACAACCTCATCGTGCCTGCTTCGGTTTCACTGGATGAGGCAAACGTTCCCGAGGAACAGCGCTGGCTTGTGCTCGCACCTGCCGCGTATGGTCGCCTTCAGCTCGACAGCCGTTTCATTAAGGCTAACGAGTCGGGTACCTCTGCTCTTCACACTGGTTTTGTTGGCACGGCTTCTGGTTTCCAGATTTTCAAGTCGAACAACGCTGCACAGGCAAACCGCGCAATCACTTCGGTGACGACTGCGACTGGTGCTAAGAGCCTGACCGGTGTTGCTGGTCAGTTCAACCAGGGTGACGTTGGCCTTTCGGTTACGGGTACTGGTGTTGGTGCTGCGGCGAAGATCGTTTCGGTGAACGCTACGGGTTCGGTTGCAACGGTTGATGTCAACTCGTCAGCTTCGGCTGCGGTCACTGTGACTCTCGCTGGTGGTGGGCAGCTTGCTTATGCGGGTTCGTCCATTGCGACCTCGTTCGCACAGCAGATTCTCAAGACCGAGGCATACCGCCTCGAAAAGCGTTTCGCTGATGGCCTCAAGGGTCTGCACGTTTATGGCTCGAAGGTTGTTCGTCCTGAAGCACTTGTTGTTGCTTCTGTCAAAACTGCGTAAGTAGGAGGTACATAGTGGATGCGTTCGCAACATATTCAGATCTTGAGGCACGCCTGAACCGTACTTTTACGGCACCGGAACAGCCTTGGATCACGACCCTGCTTGGGGACGCATCTACCTATCTACGTGACGATGTGTTGGGGTTGCAGGTTTTCCCGCAGTCCACTTCGACTGTCACGTTCTGGCCTGATGGGGGGCGGGTGGATATTCCCAACCCGCCTCTTATCAGTATTGGTTTGGTGGTTCAGGGCGGTGTGACTCTCACTGATGGTGTGGGGTATAGCCGCCGTGATTCCACTCTCATGTTTTCGTCTGACGTTCCGGTTGATGTGACGTTCACTTACGGTTACGCTACGGCGCCTGAGTCGTTGAAGCGTTGGGCTTGTGTCCTTGTGTCGCAAGCACTTCTGCCGATCGAACAGGGTCTTGGTTTGACTGTGGGCGGTTTGTCGTCGGTTGCGATTGATGATTTCAAGATTGCGTTTGCTGATGCTGGTGAAGCTACCGGCATGGCGCTCACTGACCGGAACATTGCGTTGATTCGTAAGCAGTTCGGTGTCAGTGACACTGTGGTGGTGACTACCCGATGAGTATTGCGGCTGGCACTACACGGTTGGGGCGTGTGCAGGCTGAGGCGTTGATGACCTCTACAGGGGTTGTGCGCCGGCAGACTGGAACGACTGAAGATCCGGTCACGTTCGAGACTGTCCCGGTATACGAAACGATTTACACGGGCAAGGGACGGCTGAAGTTGCCGTCTACCTCGTCACCGGGCACGGGTGAGATTCCCGGCGCGATCATTATCGAGACTCGCGCAATCCTGTCACTACCCATTGAGGGTTCTGGAGCTGTCCTGCCTAATGATGTGTGGGAGTTCACCACGAACCCGTTGGATACGTCCCTTGTGGGTCGTCAGCTACGTCTTACGGGTGCTCATGCTCAAACGTATGCGACTGCACGCCGGTTCCCTGCTGAGTGGGTGAACTGATGCAGATTGACACTACAGAGATTGATCGTCTTGCGGCTGATCTTGGGGACGTGGGGGCATTAGCTGGGCCGTTCATTAACTCGGCTGTGCAGTTCACGTCGAAGAACATCAAGAAGGACGCGCAGAAGTCAGTCAGTAAGCGTAAACATTTCAAGCAGGCTGCTGGTGCGATCGACTACGAAGTGGCTGTTTTCCGTGGCTTTGGTGCTTCGGTACTGAAGTCTGAGATCGGATACGACAAGGGCGAGACTGCTGGTGCGCTGGGCAACTTGATTGAGTTCGGTGCCCCTAACTCTATTGCTGGCCCATTGACTCCGACATCCGACCTGGCGAATGCGCTGAAGGCCAATCAGGACGACTTTGAAAAGGGTCTCTCGAAGGCTGTGGCGGATGCTGAGAAGAAGGCGGGCCTGTAGATGCTGATTCATACTGATGCGGTTGAGGCTCGCGCTAAGACAGTTCCAGCGTTGGCAACCAAGACGTTTGTGTCTATTGCCCCGCGCACGGATGGTGTGTTGCCGACTGCCCCATATTTGGTGATTCATCCGTCTGATGGTGAGGATTCGCAGGAACGTGTGTCTGGCCCAAGGTCGGCACAACATCCTGAGTTCACGTTTTGGATTGTCGGCACCTCGTATTCGAATTGTCAGCAGGTCACCGAGCTTCTGAAAGCGAAGTTCTTCACCGCGGGCGTTCCCATTCAGATCAACGTAACGGGTGAGCGTGGCCGCGCAATGCGGTGGAGCTCACCACAACCAACACAGGTCGATAACGACATGACCCCACCGTTGATATACAACGTGGTCGAGGTCAGTTGGATCTCAGAACCCGTCTAACCGTCAACCTTTCTCAGCCCCGCCAAGTGCGGGGCTTTCGTATTTAAGGAGCACCCATGAGTGACCTGATCGAAGTCGAAGACAGCAAGGGGAACCGCGTAACGATCTCTGCGGCCCATTTCAAACGCTGGCCTTCACTCGCCAAAGAGTTCCGGCTAGTTCCGGCACGGACCACGCCTGTGGTCGAAACAAAGGCTGCCCCGGCAGTCCCCCAAACGCCCACGGGCGATAAGAAGAAGGAGAACTAACTATGGCTGCAGAAGCTGTTCCTGGAAGTGTCCCATTCGATGACAATATGCGGATCACGTCGGTTGCGTCTGGTGTCAACGCGAAGTCTGCTGCGATTCTCGCTGCCGGCGTCAACCTCACGTATTCGCTGAAGAAATTTGACCGTACCGTTTCGCAAGCAAGTATCGATGACCCTCGCCTGACTTTGAAGCGTCAGCTTCAGCGGCCCGGCAAGATCACTGAAACTGTTGAGGTTCAGTACGTGTTTGGTGATGCAGCAGATGTTGCTGCCGCGACTCTCATCGAGGGTACTGAGTTGCAGATTGGTGTCCGTTATTCGGAGCCGAACGCGACCGCGTGGACCTCTGCGCAGGTTGCAGACATTCTGCACATCGAGTGCGGTGTTCAGCGTAAGGATGCCCCTGTTGAGAATGGTGTTCAGACGATCACCCAAACGTGGTACATCATTGCCCCCTCTGAGGATGACGTAGCAATCGTTGTTTAGTAGCGGGTTGTAAGCGACCGGGTGTGTGTGTTTCCCTGCCTTCACACGCACCCGGTTTTCCCTTGGCAGGGATGGTGGGAGTTTTTGTTATGTCTGTTTTTGGAGAGAAGATCGCGGCGGCCAATGCTGCCCCGCGCGAGAAGTGTGACCCCGTTGAGGTTCTACTCAATGGCGTGGTCGAGTCGTTTGTGTTTGAGCAAGTTGCTGGCGAAACGTGGGCCACCGTTACAGCAAAGAATCCTGCGGTCGGTTCTGGTCTGATCGCGTTGCGGTACGGGTATGACGTTCACAAGGTGGTGCAAGAGATTGCGCCGAAGTCTGGTGTTGCTCTCGTTGATGGTGAGGAAGTGAAGTTGAGCCCTGAAGAGTGGGCCGACTTGTTCGCTGTCCTCGACGGTCACAGCATTGGGCTTATCGCGGATGCCGTCTGGTATCTGAATGAGTGGAACCCGCAACAGCGGATCGCTAAAGCAAAAAAAGCCTAACCGGTTACCTCCGCGCGCTAACCAAACTTGCCCGCGACACTGGCGTTTCATTACGCCGGCTAGACGGGTGGGAACCTACACAACAACACCTGTACGAATACGAACCTGTTGTGTGGTGGAAGCCGTGGACGTGGAACCGGATCGCACAAGTGACTGTCATTACGGAACCTGAATGGGATGCCGAACAGGTTGCGTGGTTGTTGGCTGCTGCCGAATATGAGGGCGAACTGAACCCGATAGGTATTCCGCTAGATGTTGCCACTGACCCGAAGAATCAGTTCAAGTTCAAAGTCCCCGAAGGACCAACTGTGGACTGGGCGATGCAGGCGTTAGCGAATGGGCAGAAAGCCTATTACAAGGATGACGACCCGAAGAATCCTATGAACCGTTCTGGGCACCTCTGGTCTGCGAAATTACGCGACTAGCTGCCGAAGATCGGAAAGATTGACAACGCGATGGTGAGTGCTCCGGCAACAAGGCCGAGCACCGCCATGGTGTGCCCCTTGCGGTAGTCGAGGGTGTTGGCGCGTGTGCGCCCGGTGACCCCTAGAACGACTGCTACGGCACCAATTAGCACCGTGAATCCGCCTGCCGCAAGTGCGGAAATGGCAAGCCCTACGAGCCCCAGAACGAACGAACTGATCGCAAGCGAGTTGGTCGCTGTGGTGGGTGTCGTAGTCATGCCCGAATATTACTCCGTTTTTGCGTGGGAAGGAAGACCTAATGGCCGACAGGACCACGAAAGTAACTCTCTTAGCTGAGGTCAATGGCTACATCGCCAACATGGAGAAGGCTGCAAAGTCCACCAAGAAAATGGCTGGTGACTCTGCTGAGGCGATGGCTAAGCAGAAGGAAGCCTTTGAGCTTGTTGGCCGTGCGTCACTCACTGCTGGCACGTTGGCTTTGGCTGGCGCTGCTCTTGCGGCGAAGGCTGCGGTCGATTGGGAAACTGCGTGGACAGGTGTCACTAAAACTGTTGACGGTACTCCTGAACAACTCGATGCAATCCAAGAGGGTTTGCGTGGCATGGCCCGTGAACTTCCCATTGCCCATAAAGAGTTGGCTGCGGTTGCTGAGGCTGCTGGCCAGTTGGGTGTTGAGCAGGGTTCCATTCTTGAGTTCACCCGCACGATGGTTGACCTTGGGCAGACCACAAACTTGTCTGCTGAGGAAGCCGCTACGGCGATCGCTCAGATGATGAACGTTATGCAGTCGGCACCGGAAGATGTTGACCGTTTGGGTGCAGCCCTGGTGCAGCTCGGTAACAACGGTGCGTCCACTGAGCGGGACATCATTATGATGGCTTCCCGCATTTCTGGTGCAGGTAAGACGGTCGGTTTGACTGAGGCTGAAGTTTTGGGTCTTGCTAACGCTCTGTCGTCGGTGGGTATCGAGGTTGAGGCCGGTGGTTCGGCTATCTCGAAGATCATGATTGATATTGCGAAGTCGGTTTCGGCTGGTGGCAAAGATTTGGACGAGTTCGCGAAGGTTGCGGGTGTTTCATCGGAAGACTTTGCTCGTTCGTTCAAGGGTGCGCCTGCTGATGCCATTGCCACGTTTGTGGAGGGTCTTGGGCGTATCGACAAGGAGGGTGGCGATGTTTTTGCCACGCTCGAAACTTTGGGTCAAACAGATATTCGTACTACTCGTGCGCTGTTGAACATGGCTAACTCTGGTGATGTTCTGCGGAACTCTCTTGAGTTGGGCAATGAGGCGTGGGATGAGAACACGGCTCTGGTCGAAGAGGCCAACAAGCGTTATGACACTACTGCGTCGAAGATTCAGGTTGCGACGAACGGCATTGTTGATGCTGCTATTGCGATGGGGCAAGTATTTTTGCCGGCGATCAATGCGGCGTCTGATGGTATCTCTGATCTGACCGAGGATCTAAGCACGATGAACCCTGTCGTGTCGGGAACGGTCGGTGTCGTCACTGTGTTGGGTGGTGTCGCCGCACTGTCTGGTGGCGCATTCCTGTTGGCTGTGCCGAAGATTGCTGCGTACCGTGCAGCTTTGGTCACGTTGGGTCCGGTTGCACAGCGTACGTCGCGTGCATTAGGTGTTGTTGGCAAGGCTGCCGGAGTCCTTCTAGCAATCGCGTTCGTCCATGAGATGCGTTCGTGGACTGATGGGATGACGGGGGCAACGAAGTCTGCAGATGATCTGCAGGAGTCGCTTGGCAATGTTCACGACACGGCCAAAACGGTTGACGATGTTCTCGCTGCTGGCGGAACAATGTTCGGTTGGAGCGCGAACGCAAGCGGGAACTTGGATGCTTTGTCGTCAGACTTTGGGCAGTTCACCGCAGATATTCAGAACAGTTGGGCTGGAACGGCATTCGAGTTTGCAACTCTCGGCGCGGGTGATACCTCGCTGGGTGCCGCAAAGAAGAACATCGAAGAACTCGACACGGCGATGGCGAACCTTGTCGCAGGGGGCAAAACGAAGGAAGCTTCTGCCGCGTGGGAAGAACTCATTGCGCAAACGGATGGTTCTGAAGAGTCCATCGACAAGCTCAAGAAACTGTTCCCACAGTATGAGGCTGCCCTCGATGGTGCCACAGACGGGACGGTGGACAACACGGAGGCGATTGCAGAGCTAGAGGGTGCTGCTGAGGGTGCCGGTGATCAGATCAGTGATCTTGCTGACATGATCCGCAACTTTGGTGCTACCTCTTTGTCTGCTCGTGATGCTGAGCGTGCTTTCGAAGCAGCCATTGATGATGCCACGGATGCGGTAATTGAAAACGGTAAAACGTTGGACATTACTACTGAGGCTGGCCGCAACAATGAGGCCGCACTCGATGGAATCGCGCGGGCTGCACTCGAGTCTGCTGCATCCATTCTTGAGCAGACTGGTTCGCAAGAGGACGCAACAAAAGCCATCACTGATGGTCGCGCTGCGCTCGTTGAGCAGTTGGCGAAGTTTGGGATCACAGGCGATGCGGCAGATAAGTACATCGACCGCCTTGGCCTGATTCCGGGAAACATTTCAACCGCTGTCGAGATCAACACTGATCCGGCAGATGCTGCAATGGCTAAGTTCCTGAACAGGTGGACTGGTTCGTCAATCAACTTGACCGCCACGGGTTCCGACAAGTTGGGTTCTGGTGTTCTTGGGTATGCGTCTGGTGGAACTGTGCGCGGGCCGGGAACGTCCAAGTCTGACTCTGTTCCGGCGATGCTGTCGGTTGGGGAGGAAGTTACCCCTGAACCGCAAGCGTCAAAGTATCGGCCTGTGTTGAAAGCAATCCAGGCGGACACATACACGTCAGCAATGTTTGCACCCGCACCGCCCGCAGCGACTGTCGCACAGGGCGGACCTACAAGCGTGACAATCACCGCACCCGCTATCGAAACCCAAGATCCCTTGGTTTACGGCACGATTATTGGTCGCGAATTTGCCAGGAGGTTAGCAGGATGACAACTATCCAGTTCGAGGGTCTCACGTTTGATGATGGGGCCACTACGGGTTTCACAATCAGTGAGTGGTCTGGTTGGTGGGATGGTGCCGGTATTCGTGTTCCGGTGAATGAACGCCCGCAAGCGGATGGTGCGTTTGGTTCGTCCAATAACTATCGCTCTGCTCGCACGGTGACTGTTGAGGGGTCGTGGGTTGGTTCTGATTTGGAATCGGCTTATGCGGCCCTTCGGCAGTTGCGTGCGATGCAGCCTCGTGGGGTTCCGTCAACTTTTAGGGTGTCGGAACCTTTCGAGACTACTTCTGCGGTTGTTGCTTTGGCGGGTGTGCGTGGCCCTAATCAGTTGGCGCACCCGTTTTTCAAGTTTGTGTTTGATGTGGTCGCTTATGACCCTCTCCGTTATGGCGACCCGGTAACGAGTTCCACGGGCATTCCGGTGTCGGGTGGCGGTCTGTTGTGGCCGTTGGGTACGACTGCTTTGGAGTATTGGGATTGGGGCGACGATGGCGCGAGCGGTCGTATCTCGGTGACGAATGTGGGTACGGCTGATGTGTGGCCGTCGATCACTGTCACGGGTGGTCTCGCTGGGGGGTTTGTTGCGACGAATGTTTCCACAGGGCAGTCGATCCGGTTTGTGCGTCCTATTCCTGATGGGTCGTCAGTGTCGATTAATCAGCGGACTGGTTCTGCGTCGATTGATGGTCAGTCGGATGTTGGCGGGTTTATTACGGAGCGTGGGTTCTTTGCGATCCCGGCTGGTGCGACTCATCAGGTTCAATTTGCGGGTTTGGGTGCTGTTACTGGCACCCCTCAGTTCACGGTGGCTTTGAGCCCCGGTTATCTATAAGGAGCATCATGGCTATTCGTAAAGGTTTGCCGGCGAAACTGGCATTGACTGATGCTGATGACACGCGTTACCTGTTTTCTGGTTTGGTGGTGTGCAATGTTGATGGTTCGCCGCGTGGTGGTGTGTTGTCGCCTGTTGGTGTGAATCTGGTTACGGCGTCGGCAACAATGAATGTGTCGGTGGCACGTTTTCAGGGTGCTGCGGTGCGTGATGGCGGTGTCATCCTTCTTGCTAATGATGGTGCTGCGAATGTCCTGTTAGATGCGGCACCGGGCGCAAACTCTCGCATTGATCTTATTTATGCGAAGCAGAATGATGCTTCGGGTACGGTCACAGTCCCTGATGCAGACAACGTACCCGTGTTGGGTTTCGTGAAGGGCACCGCGGGTGCGGTTCCCGTGAAGCCAACTCTGCCGGTAGGTGCTCTTGAGCTGGCAACAGTTCTGATTCCTTCGGGTGCGACCGCCACAAACTCGGGCGGTGTGGTCATCACCCAAACTGCACAGTTCACAGCATCGGCTGGTGGTGCGGTTCCGTTCCGCACGAAGGCAGCACTCGATCTGTGGGTTACCGCATCGACCGGTCAGCCGGCTCAGGTAGTTGGTGGGGCTCGGTACGGGTGGTCGGGTAGTGCATGGATTCTGTCTGCCCCGCGTGGTGTCCTCAGTTCTGGCGTAACGGGGGTTAGTGGTACGGGAACTGTTGCTACACCTCCAGCGGGCGCACAGGTAGAGATGCGTGCTGGTCGTGTTGCTGCGACCACTGGTGGGGCTGGTGTCATGCCAGTTATTACGTTCCCTGAAGCGTTCCCTGGTGGTGTTGCATCCATCGCTTTGACCACCATTAATGGGTCTGCAATTAATCCTGTTCTTGATGGGGCGAAGTTGCATCAGAACGGGTTTACGTGTGTTTATCCGGGGGAAACGTCGGGGAAGTCGATGGTGTATTCGTACACGGCGTTTGGGTGGTGAGGTTGTGACACGCAGACCTTTAGATGGGGCACGTCGGGTTACGGGTGACCGCGCCTCGCATGCGAAATATAACGTCGGTGCGGCTACGGATTATGGGGCCGACATGGGCGAGGTGGTTCGTGCGCCTTTCGGCGGGTGGGTAACCCGCTGGTGGTCTTCTACTGGCGGAAACAGTGTGGCGATTACGAACAGTGACTACAAGTTCACCGGTCAGCATTTGAGCGCCTACGAGGGGCCGGGGTCTGGCTGGCTGGTCGAGGGTTCCGCTATTGGCTACATCGGAAGTACCGGAACGGCAAGTAGCGGCCCACACCTTCATGGCTGGATTGAACGCCTACGCGACAGAATGCGTCTCGCGTTTGAAGAGTTCCTAAATTCGCTGGGTTGGCGCAACACTGCCGCAAATGGCGGAACGGTCCCCGGCCCATTCCAAACGTCCACAGCGGGCGACATCATCAAAATTATTACCGAGAAGGAAACAGGAAACATGTATCTCTCATGGGACACCAGCGGGAATGGTTATTTGGTTACGGAACAGGGTTGGTCGGGTCTGCCATCAATGCAGGTCTACACCCTGTTTAGTCGCCTCATTAACTCGAAACAGGATGCAGCAAAACCGGAAACGTTCAACCGTGCCGAGGTCGCAATCATGGATGCCCAACTGCGGCTCATGGTCAAAGCTAATCAGGCCGACGTTGCACTTGACCCGGTGAAGCTTGCCAAAGCGATCTCGGATGCGCTGCCGGATCAACTCAACATCGAGGCAGAAATTTCGATGGAGCAACTCGCAGAAGCATTCGAGCTGGCATCACCCCGCGTCGCCGCAGCAATCGTGAAACAGTCTGGCGAACTTATGGCTGGCATTTAGGAGACATCGTGACTCGGTACATCATCGGCAATCTGCGAACCGGTCGAAGGATTCTTGATCTGCCGGTGATGGCCGGATCGTGGGGCTGCCGTTATCTGACGGCAGGAACGATCAGTGTGAAAGTGGATCTCAACGACCCTAACGTTCAAGCCCTCGACCTGCACAACACTGCCACGCCCACACAGTCGTTTCTTGCCGTGGTTGAGGGTGACACGATCATGGAAGCTGGCCCTGTTTGGGTTCGCAACTATTCTCGTGACACCCGCACACTTGAGTTGGCGGCAAAGGGTATGGGGTCATATTTTAACCACCGCCTGATACTGCCTCTGCTGGCGGCAACGGTTGATGTTGACCAGTTCACCATTCCCGATCCCACTGACACGTCTAAGACGATGGCGAACCCTGCGTTGACGAGCTCGTACAGTGCGTTGTCGTTGGGGACGATTGCGAAACGTCTTGTCGAGCAAGCACGGTTGTGGACTGGTAGTGATGTTCCGATCGTGTTCCAGGATGACGAAGCCGGCGTTCACGAGCGCAACTTTTTGGGGCTTGATTTCAAACCTGTTATGCAGGCCGTTGAGGACATCGCCAACACTGAGAACGGGCCTGAGTTTTCATTCCAACCACGTTTCACCGCAGACATGCTCGGTGTTGAGTGGTTGTTCAGAACGGGCACAAACGCTAGTCCGTTAGTGACTTCGGAGTCGGCACCACTGTGGTCTGTCACTGCCCCCAAATCGCCTGTGTCTAACCTCACAATCTCAGAGGACGGCTCACGGCGGTTGTCGCTGGGTTGGCAGGTTGGCGGGCGGCAAACAGACACGGTGATGGTTGCTCGAAGCTACGACTCAACACTTGTCGATGCAGGTTTCCCGCTGATGGAGGATGTTGATTCGTCACACTCCACAGTCAGCGAACAGCCCACGTTGGATTCTTACGCAGCGGCAATGGTGCGTGCAGGTCTATCCCCGTATGAGGTGTGGTCGTTCACTGCCGAAGCGTACCCAATAGATGAGAGGGAGTTGGCTGCTGGCCCTCAACTGGGGCAATACCGGGTTGGGGACTTTGCTGATCTTGTCTTCGACGCGTGGCACCCATACACGGATGAGGAACAGTGGGTGAGGGGGGATCCGTTCTTTACCGAAGCTCGCACAGTTCGCCACCGCATCATTGGCCTGTCTGGTGATGAGCGTGGCCGGTTTGTGAAAGTTGATCTCGCACCGAAAGTGGGTAACTGATGGCTGACTATCCGACACCGCCAGGGGATTCCCTAGAACCGATCATCGCAAAGATCCGCGACCTGCAACGCCAACTCACAGAACTAGCGCGACCATCGGGAACAAGTATTGGTTCGTTGGTGGATCAAGTGCAGGCCAAGTTGGCTGACCTCGAAACAACAGTGATCGCGGAAACGGACTCGTATCTGAGTTCCGGCACCGTGAACATGACGAACATCTCAGCGTCGGGCTACATTGCTGCCAGTGGTGCAGTATCGGGTTCAACTGGCACGTTCAACGGCGGGGTTAAGTCCACAGACGTTTACAACCGTCTTGTGAGCGGTTCACCGTACAAGGTGCAGTATGTGGACAGTTCAGGGCAGATGGGTTATGTGCCATCGTCTAGGCGCTACAAGCAGAACATCGTGACGGCAAGACTGGATGTGCGGTCGATCATGGCCGAAATTCGTGTCGTCACTTTCCGATACCTCGGCGCAGTAAAACTCAGCGGGAAAGCCGCAGCAGTTGAGTGGGGTGTGATCGCTGAAGAGATCCACGACCTTGGACTGACATGGCTCGTTGACTACACCGAAGATGGCCGACCTGATGGTGTGAAGCATGAACGGTTCGCCATCCTACTGATTATGAACGCGCAGGATCAGCAGTCACAAATTGACGACCTCGACGCACGTTTGAGTGCTATCGGAGGTTAGTCAGCACAGTACTGGTTGCCGTCTGGTGCTTGATATCCGGCACCTGACGCGCACTGTGTGGTGTCCCAATATCCACCTTCTGCGTTGTTCGGGTTCGAGTCAGCAATCCATGGAATTGGTGTTCCGTAGTTCGGTGCAGGTTCCGGGGCTGGTTCAGGCGCCGGAGCGGGTGCCGGTTCTGTTGCGGGCTCCTGTGTTGGGGCTGGTTCAATAACCGTTTCTTCGACAACAGGTGCAGGGAGAACGGTCTGACGAACAGTGTTGGGGGTTTCCTGACGCAACGTGTTCTCATCGACGGTCACGACCGCGGCTTGTGTTTCCTCGGGTTCCGCAGTTGTTGCGGACACCCCGATGAACGCACCGGTCGTGATTACGGCTGCGGCACTGAGGCTCGCGATGATCCCTTTCGTCATGTTCTTCATAACCAGAGTTTAAATCATTCTCAACTAATTTACTAGCCCTAGGGGGTCTAATGCCGATTTTCGACTGGACAGCGCCGGGGGCCGTAAACGTGTGGCAGTCGGTTGCCACCATCTCAGCGCTCATCGCCGGCCTCTACGTCCTCACCAGATTCCTCATCCGCTTCTGGCCGTGGCTAAAGAAAGTCATTGCATTCTTCGATGCGCTGGCACAACTGCCCGTGTTCATGGTCGATACCAATAAGACGATGGCGGAACAGAACGCGAAGCTAGCCGACATCCACCACGAGGTGCATTACAACAACGGCACCTCCGTGAAGGACTCAATGGAACGTGTCGAGCTCGGCGTGAAGGGCATCTATCACCGCTTGGACGGGCTAGAAGAATCCGTCGAGGTTCTACACGAGACCGACGAAAAACTATCCGACCAGATCGAAGAACAGACACAACCGCACAACGCGGTCGAAGAGAAAGAGAAACCATGATCCAGAAAATTAGCCAATACGCGAAGTTCATTGTCGCAATTGTCGGCACCATCGCTACAGCCGGCGCAGGGTTCATTCCTGCCGATTGGGGACAGTGGATCTCGTTCGGCCTCGCAATCCTCACCGCTGCCGCTGTGTACCAGGTTCCGAACCGCGAGACTGCTGAATGAGGGCCGCGGATATGGGTCCGGAGTATGAAGTACCTGTTGATCCGAACGATGAGTTGCAGTGTGAGAGCTGCCAGTAACAAGTAGAACCTTTGGGGTGTCCCCGTCATTGCGACGGTGGGCACCCCTTTTTTGTTGTCTCGTTCATAAAAGTGTTCATGTGTGCACTTTTATGAACGTAGCGAAATGGCCTTTTGTGCTGATCGTCCACACCTTGGGCTACACCTGTGAGTTATTCTGTGGATAGATCCTAGTGTTTAATTGTAGCTGAGGCGGGATTCGAACCCGCGACCTCACGATTATGAGTCGTGCGTTGAGTTCCCAAAAAGGCTTGTAATACGCCATATTCGTGGTGTAAGGTTTCCATATAGGCACACAGTGACCTATACGAAAACATACGTTCGTCTACACCAATGGCTACAGTGGAATAGGGAAAGGCAAGACATTGAGGATACGACAAGAACCGATGCAGTACATCACCGAGCGCGTCGAGATTGACGCCAATGGTTGCTGGAACTGGAAACTCGCACGGAACGATGAGGGATACGGCTACTGTTCCCGTCGCGACATGCGCGGGCATGCTCATCGGTTCTCCTACACAATGCTCGTCGGTCCGATTCCCGATGGGCTCCAAATCGACCATCTATGCATGAATAAGTCATGCGTGAACCCGCAGCACCTCGAGCCTGTTACCCCCGTCGAGAATAAGCGTCGTGCTGGCCAAGCGAAGTACGGCAGGAACTACAGCATCTTCCAGCCCAAGGCTACGGGGCTATGGTGCGCGAGTGTCGAAATCGGCACAGACGGCAAACGAGTTCGCAAGAGTTTCCGAGCTTTGACCCGCGCCAAGGCCGTGGAGAAGATCGAAGCGTGGCTAGGGCAGAACAAGTAACCCAGAACTACACGATAGAAAGGAAGCGCAATGAGGTACCAGAAAAGAAGATACTTGGGGGCACCCGATGGCCCCCATAACCACAGACACCCGAACAACCACTATAGGGGGAAACATGCGCAGTAAAGGTGAAGGCTCCATCTATCGTCAAAAGGATGGGCTATATGCAGCATCAATCGAACTGCCTTCACGCGACGGCGTACGGCGAAGGAAAGTCGTACGCCGTAAGTTGAAGAAGGACGTTGTTGTCGAGCTGGCACGCATCACCTCCGAACTGAAAGACCGCGGCGACCTCCCCACAGCAGGGCAGACCGTTGAGCAGTGGTTCGCTTATTGGCTTACCGAGATTGCTGCAAAGGATGTTCGCCCGAAAACTCTCGAGGGCTACCGGGCAACAACGAGGAACCATATTCTTCCCGCGATTGGAACAGTGAAGCTCGAGCGTGTTACTGCCGCTCATGTTCGCCGCGTGCATGACAGCATCATTGATAAGGGATTGAGCTCTACCACTGCTCTCCTTGCGCATCGGATCATGGCTGTGTCATTCAAGACCGCCTATTGGGAGGGCCGCATCGGTCGTAACCCCGCAACTCTCACGAGCGCACCACGCAAGGCTGTAACGAAGCTAGAAGCCCTAGACCTCACAGATGCACTCGCCCTACTGGAACACGTCGCACATGACGAGCAGATGGGCGCACGGTGGGCGACAGCGCTCCTTACTGGTGGGCGCCGCGGGGAAGTGATCGGCCTCGAATGGGATCGTGTTACGGATGTTCTCGACCTGTCATGGCAACTGCTCCGTTTACCCATCACCGACACTGACGGTAAGCCCGATGTCCCCGCAGACTATGAATACCGCCACCTTGTAGGTGGCCTGTATTTGACGCGACCGAAATCGAATAAGGGGTGGCGCATCATCCCCCTTGTTGACCCGCTGAAATCCATTCTCGAGCGCCACCGCGAACTCTCCCCGCCGAACCCTTACGGTTTGGTGTTCATGCAAGGTGAACGGCCAATAGATCCAGACCAGGACTCAAAGAACTGGCGTGTGCTGCTTGCGGAGAGTGGCATCACAAAGAACGTGCGCCTTCACGATGTACGCCACACCACCGTTGACCTGCTCGACCTTGCCGGCGTACCCGACGACATCATCATGGAAATCGTTGGACACTCCACTAGGCAGATGACGCAGCAGTACAAGTCACGCGGCAACCGTGAACGACTCACAAAAGCAATGCAGCAACTGTCTGCCCTGTTCAGTACTCCCAATGAAGGTACGCATCTAGCAATCGACGCGTAACTTTCAGCTCGCGGGAAATTGCTGCCAGATCGTGTGTTCGTCTAGTGGCGTAGTTGAACTCGGTAGGGCAGATGAGGTTGACGGCTGCGAACCTGTCAGCTTCCCATTCATGTTTGCAAAGTTCCCCACGATGCCCTAACGCTGAGTGTCCTATCTCACGAGCGATAGCTACTCTTGCGCGAACATATCCGAGGCCACTGCGAATGACGATCGTGAAGTGGTCAGGCATCCACAACGATGTCGCATTTTTTATTGGCCGGTTCAGGATTTGCAGACCCAGGTTATCTGCATGTCCCCACGGATCGTAGCTTGTTCCCCTACTTGAGTGGTTTCCCGTTAATCTCGTGTTCTTTGTCAGCACGTTTGGTTTCTTCCTCGATCTGCTCAGTCGTCATTGCTTGAGCTTCGGCCTGCTTCTTCTTCCGCTCTTGTGAGTCCTTTGTAGAGGATGCCTCAGACAGTAGCGCCGAGTAGCCGCCGAGCTGGGAGATGGCGGTTTCGAGGATCGCGCCTGCGTCGGTGTTGGGGATGGCACCGGCGATAAGAACAAGGTCGGTGGCGGTGATGGGGGATGTGCCGGCGAGTTTCTTCTGCAATGTAACAGTGGACATTCCGGTTTCTGCGGCAATGTCTGTCTGGTTCATTCGGGCTGCGTTGTAGGCGCCCGTAAGAAGATCCCCCACTTTCAGGCTCAGTGGGGTGATCGCGGACTTTTTGGCTGACTTATCTTGTGGCACGTCAAGAGGATAGCTAGAAAATATGTCCATATCAACAAGAAAAGTGTCTTATGTGCTTGCATATGTCTGTATGGACAGTTATGGTGTCTATATGGAAAGAAGATCAGTTACCGAAGAGATCAGCCGGAACATCCGCGCTTCTATCAATTCCTCTAACTCCCCAGTCGAAAGCGTTGCTAAAGCCGCCGCTGTGACCCCCTCATCGTTTGATGGTTCTCAGGAACTGTCACTTGATGAGCTGGTTGCGGTTGGCGGCTTTCTTCGTGTTTGCCCCTCAATTTTCCTTGAGGGGGTGCCGGCGTGACTAAATCAATCTCTCTCGACAAGCTCGCATATTCGATTCCGAACTTTGCTGCCGCCGTAGACCTCTCAGTTGAGAAGGTTCGCGAGCACATCCGGCTAGGCAACCTAGTCGCTTCCTATGTGGACACCAAGCCACTAATCATGCAGGAGGAAGGGTTGCGCTGGTTGCGTGCTCGACCTTCTGAACGTTCCGGCGCCTAACCAACTTTCCCCTTCTAAGGCTTTTTCGGGTTCGACTCCCGACCTAGCTGCTGGCTACGCCTATGTCCAAAACATGGGTGTGGCGCTTCACACACAACTGAATAGAACTCGCAGGAGTAACAGCCCGTCTGACCGCAAGGTATCGGGGACAGCCCAGTGACACCACCACCGGCTATGAGGACTGCGAACGGTATTAGAGCCCCTGAGATAAGGGTGCCAGTGCGGGAGTCATGTGAGCGCTGGTGCTGATCGGGGTCAACGGCTTACGGAGCGGATAAGCGGGTAGAAGTCGTGCCCCAACGCTGACGGCCAGCCAGAACGGTTTCTCCAAGGTTCGATTCCTTGGCTGGCACTTACACATCTTCGGGTGGCGGTGCCTATCTGGCCCCCAAGCCGTCACCCGAACTCACCAACCCATATGAAAGGCACAAAATGACTCAACGTAGCGATGTAATGCGAGCAGTTGCAGAACTTCTCGACCAGTACCCCGAAGTAGAGACACCGCATCTCGACCCGTCTTGGCGCGGCGATATCGAGCTCATCAGATTTCAGTTCACCTCCCACGCCGAATACGCCGCCAATGAGACCGCGAAGACCATCAAAGCGTTTCCCGGCGATTTCGAAAAGACGTACTCCGAAGGGAACTTCTACGCGAGGGGATCATTCGCCGGCGTTCGTGTGGAGATTCGCGCTCTACGCGAAGACGTGTGTGTGGCCCGTGAGGTTGGCACCAAGACCGTCAAGCAGCGCGACCCGGAGGCATTGAAGCTTGTACCTGAAATTGAGGTTGAGGTTCCGGTCTACGAGTACGACTGCAAACCGCTGCTGGCAGAGGCGGTGGCGTGATGTCCTACTACGACTACAAGGTGTCGCAAGAAATTGCTGCGACTGACCCGCCATTCGCATCTCTAATCATGGCAGCCGCACGTAAGGCAGACAGCGACAATGTTGAGCTGCTGCGTGAGGCTTGGCCGGAAACAATCGCTGAGCTCCGCGCTCGCTATAACGCTCCTGGTGGGCTACTGCCGGGAGAGTCGTCATGACCGCCACACTCACCCCGCCGATTCATTCCATTTTCGGTGATGACAGTCCCAGGGTCAGACGCACCGACCATTCGACCTCGCATGAGGCTGCGGACACGAACGATGTCAGCAAGTCGATCGGTTGGGTACTGCAAACACTGGCCCGTAAGTCGTTGGCAGATCACGAACTGGTTGGTCTCGCAGAAATGCACGGCCTCCCTTATACAGGGCAACGTCTCCGCACAGCACGCGCCGCACTCGTCGGTAAGGGCCTTGTTGAACCGTCCGGCATTTACCGACTGACCGAGAACAACCGCCGCGCAATCGTGTGGCAGTTCAACGACGCAAAGGACATGCAATGACTTTCCTGAGCTACACATTGCCGGAAGGTGCACCTCAACGGATGGTGTGGTTTGCCGAGTGTGATGTTTGCCGATCGAAGCATCTTGGCCCATTCCCGAACGCGCCAAAAGTTGACCAGCGTGAGGTCGCGGAAACGGCTGGCTGGCGGTATCAGAACGGGCATCCGATGGACACCTGTTCGGGCTGCTTGGGCAAGGAATCACAGCCCGCGATTACTCCAAAACAACATGCAAAGGACATGCAATGAAGCAAGTCACGCTCGGCCATGAAGACATCGAATGGGATCGTCCAAAGTCTGACGATGACCGCTACCAGGCAATGCTCACCGACGATGTTGCGTTCATGGCATACGTCAGCTCGTGCGAACACCTAGATGAACCGTTGGAGCGGGCACACAAGTTTCATCGGATGATCGCGAACCAGTTGCTCGCTGAGGGTGTCGGTTGTCGTCCGCGTGGTAACTGGGCGAGACGAACCATTGTCCTTTGCCATCTTGCGAAACGTCGCCGCAATCAGACACGGAATTGGTTCGCGCGTGTTTACGGGCATTCCGCACTTGATCTGGAACTGGCCCGTCTCGACACCCTTTACCCGCGCGCTATCTGGGGCGAATCGCTCTAACAACTTGAAAGGCACCCAATGTTTAGAACATCTACACCTCCCGCAGACTCACCGACAACAGGTTCTAAGTCTGGTTGCACGTGTGGTTGTGCTGCACATTTCCCGCACCACTTCGGTTTAGGGGCGCTGTGATGAGCGCGCTGACTACACGAAAGAAGGCCACCAAATGAGTGCCAATCCTTATGACGAGGTGTTCCGTAGAATTTCGGAGGCATCTGCTGAGCGCAACAAGCCCAAGGCGAAGTTTCATGGTGAAGCGTCCACGCGCGAAGAGTGGGGCTACATCCGCGAAGACGGCACTATCTCCAATTGGATTAACGACAAGAAGAATGCCGCGTTCAATGCCAGCGGGCTTGGACTGAAGCTTCTTTGCCGCACAGTCTCTGTGTCGCAGTGGGTCGAGGTCGAATCATGACCCCCATGGAGATTGCTGCCCCCGGTGTCGCCCTGTTCGCCGCACTAATCGCGGTGCCGTCTGTGGTCGCGTGGTTGGGATTGCGTCGAGAGAAGAAGGGAGCAAAGCGATGACCCGCAAGTTGTATGTCTGTAATCGTGGCCGGTTCGTCCGTGCACCGAAAGGTTATTACCGTCTGGCACCTGTCCTCATTGTGGGCACGATCCTGCTGGGTGTGAATGTCACGGTCTCGGCAGGGTTTGCGGTTATCGGAACAGGGGTGACGTTGTGAGCGATTGCACCTGCACCAACACTGATCCGAAGTATTGGTTCTACTACGGCAGCGCGGTTGAGCCGGGATCGCAATGGGAGCCAGATTACGACTGCCCCGAGCACTTCCCGAAGGACGGAATAGCCGAATGACTGAACCGTATTACTCAGATGATCTCGTGACGTTGTATCACGGGGACTGTTCCGAAATTCCTGCATGGCTTGAAGCTGACGTTCTTGTATCTGACGTTCCTTACGGGATCGACTACAACAGCAACGCCCAGCGAGAGACCCTTGCCCGTTCCATCCACGGCGACAAGGACACGGCAGCGCGTGACGCGGTTGTCAGATCGTGGCGCGAGAAACATGGATCAGATGCCCCCGCCCTCGTCTTTGGTACGTGGCGGATTGAGCGTCCTGAGTTGACCCGGCAAGTTCTCGTCTGGGACACGAAGGGTGCGCTTGGAATGGGCGCGGTTGACCTGCCGTGGAAGCCTGCCCATCAAGAGATTTACGTTCTCGGTAAAGGGTTCCGTGGGCATAGGGGAAGTGACGTGATCGTTGCTCCGCCCGTGCAGTCGATGGGCACTAACGGGCGTGTTCACCCGCACCAGAAGCCAGTAGCGCTCATGGAATCACTTATTGAGAAGTGCCCTGCAGGAATTGTCGCTGATCCATTCGCTGGTTCTGGCTCAACCCTTATCGCCGCACGCAACCTTGGTCGCAAATCAATCGGCGTCGAGATTGACGAGGGCTACTGCGAACTGATCGCCAAGCGCCTCTCACAACAAGCATTCAACTTTGAAGGGATTGCCTAATGGATTCGCTCATGGACAAGATTCTCACCCTCAACACCACTCGCCCCACAGAGTCTGAACTGGCCGCACCTCGCACCTACAGGAGACGCGCAACGTGGATTCCCGTGGAGGGCGAAAAGGTGACCGTGTGGCGAATGCAGTCACACGACCCAGACCGGCAGCAA